ATTTTGAACCCCTTACTTGCCCATTACCTTGCCAAAGCTTTGATCCAAATGCTTCTCCTTATGGCTGGTATTGAATCCAACCCTGGACCCCAATCAGAATCTGCCCATCCCCGTGAAGCCTCGGATACGCAATCTGTTGCCTCGTCTTTTGAAGATAAGTTTCCCATCTCCCGCTCCCAAGAGAAGCGTAATTCTAAATTCTCTCATGCCTACTTATCTAGCCTTCTCGAAACTCAAAAGCGAGAAAAGAAGCTAACACGCCTCCGCCAATTTCAACGCGCCCATAAATCAACTCAGTGGGATGACGAATTTTCGTCTATCCCTTTTGTTGCTCATAATAATCGCCGCCTTGAAAAATTCCTTACATCCAAAGACTCTCTACAACCCAATGGAATCAGTTCTATCTTTAAAAAGATGACCGTTTTCTGTTGTAAACCTAGAGATGATGAAATCTATGATTTCCTCACTGTAAGTTGCCGATTAGACCCCATGATCGCCCTCGCCCTCACACCCGTTATTAAAGCTATCAAACGTATTCTTCTCAACAAGATTACGGTTGGAATTGCCCTCACAGTTCTAGCCTACTACGTTGCTCGCCTTATCGACATTCCCGTCCTCTTATTCACTCCCATCATTACACTTATTCTTGCCTACATTATTAAAGATGTTTCAGCTTCAGTCGTAGATGCTTTCACTAACCTCTACCAAGCCTTCTCCAATGCCTATACTAAGCTTAACAAATTTGTTGAAAGACAAGATGAAGTCATCATTAAATGGGATGACTTTGACCGTATCGACGGTCCCTCTGTCCTCAAATGTCTACAACTTTATAACGATGATAAACAGTGGCAATCCGCTTTTATCAAATATTCTATGACCCACGATTTTGAATCCGAAACCGATAAAGAATTTGCCTATAACGTTCCCTCCGAAGTTGCCACTTTCCTACATCGCATGGATATCATCAAAGAAGATGACCCATTTATTGCCTCCACATTGCTAAAGCCTAACTCGTTTACAGATTTATGCCAGAACTTTTCTTCTGGTGTTCAATCCCTATTTGCTAGCCTTGGCCTTATTTCCGCCACCTTCTCCTTGCCCTCTGCCGTTTATTTCTATTCCTCCTCTAAACGATTCATTTCACAGATTTATTCTATGTTCCAAGACATTTACCCCACTGTGTATGAATTCATTACCGGGAAGAAGTACATTTCTCCCGAAGTTGCCAAGTATTTAAATATATTTGGTGAAATCTCAACCAAGATCCATCTTACTCTCAAGACCGCCCGCCAATCCAATATAATTGACGAAGATCCTGCCTTTCGCCTACGAATCACCGACCAATATGAAGAATTGCTTGATGCCCAACTCAAGCTACTCTCTCTCAAAGCCCCCCCTACCTATATGGTCCCTCTTAACAATCTCCTGCGCGAACTCTCTGTCCTCGCCAATTCATGCTACGGCCGCACTAAAGGTGAGTCCGAACGCCCCGAACCTGTCCTCGTATTTATACGTGGACCTCCAGACGTGGGTAAAACCACCATCTGTCAAGCGCTCGCTCTCATTATTTCCCAACGCCTCTCCCTCACCTGTAACCTCAACGCCGATTTTTTCATTCGCGAATGCGGTTCAGAATTTTGGGAGGGCTATGCCCGCCAAAGATTCTGCCGTCTCGATGATGCTTTCCAAGATACAACACCTGAAAAGGTTGTTCAAACTATCATGGAAGTCATTCGAATGAAAAACTCCTGCCCCTACAAACTCAACATGGCCGACCTTCAGTCCAAGGTTGCCACTTTCTTTAATTCCGACTTTGTTTTCATTAACACCAACATTGATAACGTCACAAGCGAATTCATTGCTGATATCGGTGCTTTCTACCGCCGTATCGACTTTGATGTCGTTGTTCTCGCCAAGCCTCCTATTGGTGACAACGGTGAAATCACCGTTGATTACAATATGACTGTTAATAAAGAACCTTGCACTGTTGCCCGCCTAGCTGACTCTATGGTTGCTCTCTATAAAAAGAAGAATACCTTAGACAAGTCAGTGTCTGCCGCCATCCGTGACCTTGTTACCAAGATCCCTGCTACTGCCACCTCCGACCTCATCGCCGCAAGAAACAGCAAAACTGATTTTTGTGGCCAAGTACAAAGTGACAAGTATAACCAAGATCCCAATAATGTCACATTACATCGCGCCCCTACTCCTGATACTAAAACTACCCGTAACAAAGGTTTGTTTAAACGTCAGGGAAGTGGCCGTGGAGGAAGAATCAACACTGATATCCGTGCAAACGGAACCATCACTGATTATTTCTCCACCCATATTCAATCTGCCTCTACCTACATTTCCACCAAATTTACAAAAGCTTTGCCTACGCAGCGCACTATAGAATCCTCTCTCTTAGCTTGCACCGCTGCGCTTAGCTCTTGTAGCGCTGCCAAACTCCTCGCCGCCGCCTTCCTTACTTGGATGGCCGCCTGCGGGGTTGCTTATGGCACCTACACACTTATCTCTCAATTGTGCAAACAAATTGCACAAACTATTTTCCCAAATTCCCGAAAAGTCAAAGACCAATTGACTGGTGACAAGACTACCAAAGTCACCAATACTCCTCAAACTATTAAAGCGCAGCTTAAAGCTACTCAAGCTGCCATAGACAAGGTTTCTGCCAAGAAACTCTTATCTAAAATCAAACCCAACAGTTCTTCAACTCGTTGGTCCCAAGCCATGATTTCTTACATTCAAGACATCGGTTGGACCCATTCACAATGGGTCGCCGACTCTCTTGCCTCAATAGAAGTCATGGAAGAAGCCAATCTCACTACCGCCGAAAGAGACGATCTCAAACGTCTCCAAGAAAATATTGTTAGCCACCGTACTTTTTATACGCGTGACGACACAACTTATGTCTTGGAAGCTAAAGCTCTCATCCTTAACCAGGATCATCTTATCGTCCCTTCCCACCAACTTCCCCTCACTCATCCAATTGTTAACATGGAAGTTAAAATCGCCAACAAGTGGATTAATGTGAAAAATTGCAAAATTATTCGCATTGAAAATTCCGATACTTGTATCGTAGTTTTATCTACCTATCTCCCTTGTCGCGACATCTCTTACATGTTCAACCCGCTCTCGCAAATCTCCGCTACTGATTCCGATGTTTTTCTTCTCCGAAACTTCGATGATGTTATGACCATTTGCCCTTGCCCAGATTTTCGCTCCGTTGATCGAGTCATTTCTTACCAAACTGACTTCAACGAAATCATTACCTGTGGCACAATCTTTGAATCTCATACTGCCGTATGCCCCGGTGATTCTGGATGCTTCTATGTTTCTCTCAAACATGGTCGCGTTCAAATCATCGGCATGCACATTGCCTCCGGCTCTTCCGCCGCGCATGGCCGTTTTATTTCCAAAGAAATGATTGCCCCCTTTTCCTCCAAAGCCCGCCTCGCCCCTACTCCTTATGACTCAGTAAGTGGTCCATTAAAGCCAAACTCTTTTGACCACGCACTTGCTCGCAATTCTAACTGTATCCCGATCGGTGTCGTAGAACCTCGTACTATGATATCCTCCAGATCCAAAATTGCCCGCAGTGACTTATATGGTTGTGAACAACTTCCACCTGTTACTGAATTCCCTGTGAACCTTAAACGTTCCTTCGACAACTCCGATATTCTTGCTAAGGCTAATGCCAAGTTTCGCCTCCGCGATGAACCTGACGTTTCTCCTGCCTTATGCGAAGAGAT